GAAGTTTTTCGGTTGCATAATCCCGGATTAACTTTTTAAGTTTTTCAAGAGCTTCGGCCTTGTCTTTAGCACCCAACTGTGCGCCACGTTTTAAAAATCTTATCTGATCCTTAATCAGTGTGGCTGTCCGTTTCTTAACTAAGACATTCTTACCCTGCTCTGGTAGGCTCCTGGTAAGCTGTTTAACCCGCTTAACTTCTCTTTCCCCTGGTTCGTGCTTGGCAAGGACTCTCTTTGCTCGCTTCGGCCTTACAAGCTCCCGCGCTGGACTGGTCAAGTCTTTTAGGGATGGGCGGGTTAGGGTGCGCTTTGGGTCGACCTGGAATTGTGGTTGTCCGGATAAAGCCATTTGCTTCATCTGGGGGGTGATAATTAGCTGGGGGACTTCTATTCCAGTTTTCGACTTTTTGGCAATATCCCTTTGTTTTGCAGCAACACTCTCGGCAATTGACTTGCTTACACCAACATTAGCGGCATAAAACGGCGTCCACGCTCCCTTGTCCTCGCTAAATGTTTCTACCCTCCACCCGTTATCTCCTTCATTCTTCACTGCTCTGGCATCATTTATATATACGTTAGCTTCTGTGAATGGTATGGTGCTCTGCCCTACCCTCCCACCCATCTTCTTCACGTATTTGTTCAATGTGGATGGTAGGATTGCATCGTAAAAGGCTTTCATGCCTTCGCCGCCTACGCTTAAATCTAAACCTGTAAGTGACCCGTCTTCTCTCGATATAACCTTTTCCGTGGCATCCTTACCAATTAATTCTTCTACTCCACTCTCATCAAGTCTGTCACGCTCAAATAGATTCTTATCATCCTTTAATGCACGGACAAAATAGGTGCCATCATTATTTTTTGAAAACTCGATAGCATCTACCTGCTTACTCAGGTCATACCTATCAGCCTGGATCTCTCCCGTGTCCCAAGTTATTGCGTCGAAGTTGTTCTCGGCTGCATAGCGCATCATGCGCTTCATGGCTAAAAGTGGCCAGGTGGTCTTGAATGGGGCATCGGGTACGCCCTTGTTTTTAAGTCTGACCATACCATCATCAATTCGTTTTTGAGCTTTAGCAATAGCCTCCTCTGCGGTAGTTGCCCTCTTTCGGGAAACTGTAGAAACAAAGTCGCCGTCAGCGGTATAGACATTCCAGAGTCCATTTTCGATCTTCGCATTAAGCCCTGAGAAATCCCTAGCACCTGTAGCATACCCCTTCTTACGCCCTGCTTGGTGCCAATCACTCTGCACCTCTGCGATATGCAACACCCTTCGGCCTTGAGCGTCAATTCTTTCATCAAAGCGGATGTGGGCTAGGATGTTGGGCTGGTCGAAGTGGCTTGAGCGGAATGGGGCAGGAGTTTCCTTGAACCCGACTTCGTTATCAACACGTTGCCTCTCAGCGATAGATAGTCCGCTATACTTTTCACCGAATATCTCCATGGAAACATTATTGTAATCTTCGCTTATTGGTGCTTCCGGCAAAGTTAGCAACAACTCTCGGTAATTTTTCCCTCCGCTGGTGGTGTAGTTGGCGAATTTGGTTGGGGTTGGGGCTGGTACTTTGCCTTTTGAAATTGTATATGCACCATTGTTAAGAGCGACATTGAATCCCTCTTTAGTCGCACTATCCATGAACTCGCCACCAGATAGAGTCCTGTTCTCATACATTGATACAATCTCTTGCATTGGCTCTGTTAAGTCTTCCCATTCAACATTGGCTGGTGCTTTGCCGCCTAGCTCAGTCTCAGTAACCGTGATCTCATTGGCTTTCAGGAAGTTGACTATATCCTCACGGGGAATACTGCCCTTCTGCTCATTTAACCAGACCTCTAGCCCAGAAGATTCAATCTCTTCCTTCTTAACTCCGGGCTGCTTGCGGATAACGGCCATCCATTGATCGGCAGGGGCTTTGTTCTGCTTCATGCCCTCAACGGCTTGGGTTAGGGTGGAATAGAATATATCGCCTGGTTCTGGATCTTCCTGGTTGAACGGACCCGTCAGTTCAGCAATACGTGTCCCGCTAGGCCACGATCCTGAATTATCCATTATATCCAATACGGCTACATCGTGGTACTGGCGTTCCTGGAGATGCGATTGGTAATCCGATGCCTCGGCAGTCGCAGAATTTATAAATTTAGCGAGATTGGTTGCGGCGACAACATCGATCCTGTTCGCTTTTATAATTACGGCTTTTGTGTTTGTTCTTTCAATCGCCTTGTAAAAACGAGAAGCTGGGTGCGCTTTATTGTCTCGAAGCTGCGCCATTTCTTCCGGTGTTATTTCAAGCTCGCCTATAGGCTGATACTGTGTATTTAACAACAACAACCCAGTCTTGGCTTTCATGCGCTGTATAAGCGGCAATGCTTTAGATTGTCCATCTATCTTCTGCACGCCGTCCAAGTCTCCATATTCAATCTCTCGCTCAAAAGACTTTTTGTTAGACTTTTTATTGTCAATTTTTGGTAGATCTATTTGGTCTTTGGTTTCTATATCCAATAGCCCTGTATTCTTTGGAGTAACTATAAAGTGGCCGTTCATCTTAATGTCTGTCAATGACAGCATATCCCTGAACTTCGCAGTTACCACTATATCGTCTTTGGATGCCTTGTATTCTCCGGATGGGTGGTTATGTGAAAACCACACTGACTTCACACCATCCACGTTAAGGATTGACCCGATAACGGATGAAGGAAAGACCTGTGACGCATCCTGGCCGCCAGTGGTATGTTTTATAACCTTAAGAACTTCGCCTGAATCGCCCATTACTATGGCTATTATATTCTCCTGGGCTCTATTGCCTATAAAGTCTTGAGCTAGTCGGCCTGCGTCTGAAATATTATTTACTCTATCTATAGATGATTTAAATACACCGGTCTGTGTAAGACCAACCCTCACCCTCGGCTCGGCAAGTGGCTGGACATCATCAGAAAACTCCATTCCTATCTGTACCCCGCCAACCGAATTGTCGATATCTTCGGCTACATAAGTTATCGGGTCCTTGGGAATGTTTCTTCCATACTTAGCTCTTCTCTCTGATCTACCCATTGGTACGGGGTTCTGAGCCTTCACCTGGATTGCGCCATTCCTCATGCCGTATGCGACATTATTAACGAAATCATCTAGTGTCATATCTAACCCAAAAGTCTTCTTGAATTGGGCTTTAACTTTAGTCCATAATTCTTCGACCCATGCGATGAACTTATTTCTCTGTGCCTGGTCTTGGATTGAAGCACCACGCTCACCAATAGCCTGTACCAGCGCCTCATTCATTGGATTAACGTAATCTTGGGCTATGGCGTTTTTGACATACCCTGTTCCAGCGATAAGCTCCATTCCCTTCGCGTATAATTCAGGGTCATTGAGCCTCATCTGCTCTATAACAGGGTGAGTAAATTCATGGAATACAGTATCTTTATTAGATTTATCTGGGTTTATATAAACAGTCTCGGTCTTTGGGTCCCAGAAACCAAAAGCTGATTTAGGGCTCTTCCCAAGCCTTGCGGTGGCTTCCGCCCATCCCTGCTTAGTCTTCACAACTTTAGCTCCGGCAAATACACCCTGCATGATAGCTATAGCTGATTCATTCCATTCAGGTGTAGCCCTTTCCATCGGTGAATCTTTTTGGAACATCTCTATTCCGGACTCAGATTCCTTAGTCTCAATGGTATCAAACAGCTTCTCAAATGCTTTATTGATAGCTTTACGCTCCGCACCCTCTGGGTATGGTCTGAATAATCCTTCTGGATAGATCGGGACTATAACTGCGCCATGGGCATGGAAGGCCAGGAAATCATTGACATTCTCTTTCTCTGCCAGTTTATCCTCGATATAGGCTGCAAAAGCTCTTGCACCCATCTCATGTTCGGTTGCCCAATACGCGCTTGACTTGGCCTGGTCTGCGGCTGTAGCCTGTTTCCTAAAGTCTGTTGGCACTCGCCTTAGCTTCTTAGTCCCACCCTCGGCATCCTTCATGATCTTAATTCGCTGTTGGTATGCCTCCATTGGGCCCTTTAAACGACCGATCAGGTTGTCCCCAGTGCCTTCTGATATGCCTGTGCGGCCTCTGACGGCCTTGTAAATCTTGCTTATACTCTCAAGCACATCGTTGGACCATCGACCTTTAAGCCGTGATCTACTCCCCTCAATGTTCATCCACTGTGTTTCAAGTGACTCCCCATCAAGCAACATCTTGGCAAGTTTATCAAATTCAGCTAACTGTTCTGGTGTAGCTGGTGCATTATTGCGTTTATAGTATGTTGACTCTCGCTGTGTGCTTATATAATCTCGTATAGATTTTAGGTTCTGGTCAAGACCATCTCTTGCAGCCTCAAGGAACTTATCTGCTTTCTGTGTGTCCTCGACGTATTGCTGGCCTTTTGTGAACATAGTCTTGACAAACTCATCGAAAGCCTCTCTTAGCTCTGGACGGGCTTTTGATCTGCTTGCATACTGAAAGCCATGGGTAGCGAATATATCTCTATCTGACTTCCCTTCAAAAATAGGCTTGCCAGGTTGCGCCCCGGCTTTTCTCCCGCCTGCTTTTGTGTCAAGTCTACCTACATAATGATCAAGTGCATGGAACCACTCATGGGCTAAATGCCCAGCTCCGGCCATCTTCGTGAGGTTAATTACTGCGAATGATGGTTCATAATGAGCTGCAGCGCCACTTAATCCCTGTCCTCTTGCTCCAAAAGCTAGTGCTAGATCACCGTTAAGCGAGACTGCTTTTGCTGGGATTCCAAGCACCTCGGCCATGTCAAGTAACGCATCAAAAGCATGGTTCATAACTTCCTGGCGTTCTTCGGTCTTTGTTACCCAGTTACCAAACTCAACACCCCTAAAACCAAAGGTGTCCATGAATGATTCACCTGTAACGTTACCTTTACGGCGCTCTTCGCCATTCCTGAATACAACATCTGGTCTTGGTAGTATCTCTTCGCCAAAGGTTAGTTTGGTGTCAAGCAATTCCTCTGCATGTGTAGCCATGTACTTCATGGCATCTTCGCGGGTATCAAACTCTTGTTTCAAGACCCGAACACGCTTACGGTCCGTGACTGATCTGTAGATAGTGAATTTATCAAGTGTGCCATAAACACGATGCTTTTCAGCAACGGCCAATAGTGGCATCATCTCATTGGCTTCTTCTTCTGTATCAAAATACTTATTCCCGATAGGTCTTGGGATACCACTCCATGTAGTTTTTTTCTTGCGTTTATCGAATATCGCAAACTTACCAACGTTGGGGCTCTCTCTAGTTATCCCGCCTGCAAAACTTGACTCTGCAGCAATCTGGGATATGTTATATCTTGACCTCCACCCTTTAGGCTTCGCGGCTGTTTTCTTCTTGAGTGACCTTCCGGTTGACAAGTCTTTTCTTGCGCCCCCAATTTTGTCTCCCAGATCAGAAATCGATTTAACTTCTTCTGTCTCAAGTTTTAATGGCGGTGCCTTCTCTAGCTTCTTGTCCTGCGCGATTACCTGCCTCTGGCGCTCGCTCAGTGTCTTGAGCTTATCGTTTAGCAGGGTTAGGTTCTGGACGGCCTGCACGTAGGTTCCGTGTAGTTTCTCAATATCGAATGAATTGTATGTTTTATCCGGGTCTTGTGTCTGGGCGAGTGTGATTGCATCATTAATCTCGGCTACCCCGACTGCACGTTTAACATCCCTGAGTGGCTTGGGGAGCTCTTCGCTAAGATTCCTTATATATGCCTCTTCATTGGCAATATCTTTTTTGGTCTTATCAATATCTAGCTGGTATTGGTATTGAGCTACAAGACTAGGAAATTTATTGGTGACGGCTTCCGGTATAGGTGTATCTGCTTTAAGGGCTGCGATGACCTTCTCTCTGGTCCATTCTGCTTGGGCTAGGTCTTCCCTTGAGGCTTCCTTAGTAACACCTCTTACATGTGAATATTCTTTTGATAGTAATGCTCGGTATGCCTTTTCGCCATCTCGGTTAAATACCACCATGACCTTATCAACTTCATCCTTTGACATTAGATCGGCTGGACGTTTAGCAGTTAGCGGCGCATAATATGAATTTCCATCAGCATCAAAAGCATTCTGGATAAGCCCGTGTTTAATAAGTTTTGCTAATTCCCGGCTTGGTGTCTCTTTTCTCCATTCAGCGTATTTTTTCCCGGCTTTCCAGGGGGCATTGTTGATTCGTCCTGCAAGTGGCTTTATAAATGTGTTCGCATAGTTTCTGACAATAGTAGCGCCGTCGTTGCTCTCTGCTAATTCAGCTTTTACATAAGCTGCAGCAATAGTCGTCGCGTAGTCTTTCTTCAGCTCTTTCTTGGCCTTAACGGGCTTGGTGAGTTGTTTTTTTGGCTCAAGCTCAAGCTCTCCAGTAGATTTACCAGCCTCTACCTCGGCCTTGGTCTTATCTTCGGCCTTTAACTCTGCTAACTGGTTACGCTTGTCCTCAAGCTCAGCACGTATCTTGGAGATACTGTTGAGTGACATATCCGTGGTATTGAATAATTGATCTTGGTCTGCTCCTGAAGGGAATAGGCCAGATTGGATTTCCGATTTTACCGATTCATCACCCTTGGCGATACGTGCCTCAAGTGCTGTGATCTCAGATTTTAGTTGTTCTAAATCCCGATCTTCTTTTGCAGTGCTTCGCTCTCTGGTGTCTTGATCCTTAATAGCATCAATTTCAGGCGCAAAAGTTTCAAGTATGTCCGACTCGGCTTCTTCTGCTTGCCTGTCGTACTCTGCTGCGGTCTTTGCAATTTCTTCAAGTTCGGCATCTGTCATACCTCCTGCTTTTAGTTCTTCTTCGGATAGTTGCTCAATCGTTTCGTAAGCCGTCACTGTATCAGTGGCTTTTGGTGACTGCTTGGCTTCTTCTAGCCGCTTAAGTAAGTCACCATAGGCTCTGCCCTTGTCTATCTTGTTCTCAAAATCACCATCATACCCAAACTGCTCAAAGGCTGCTAGTGCCGTGGCCTTCCTCAATATCTCATCAGCTCTGGAATCTCCCAAGTATCCCTGCGGTACATGCTTAGATACTAGATCCTGGTCTATACCTCCAAGCTCGTAAAGGTCAAGCGCCCTACTACCAAAAAATTTAGTAGCCTGGCCAACTTGCTTCCTGAGACTGGCCTCATCCTCTGCACTAAGACCTAGCTCTTTATATTCGTCGCCAAGTCCAATTTTCTCGTTAGCGTTATCCAGTCGTTTTCTGGAATGCGAACTTAACTCTACTTCATCTACAGAATAAAATGCAGAATGGGGGCCTAATACAAAACCCTTAATATCTCCATTCTCGGTGGGAACAATCTTGTCAATACGAATGCCATCATTCTCGACAATAGCACGACGGCGATCCTCTTTATTGCTGCTTGGGTCATAGGTAACATAAAGATATGGGGTTTTTGTCTTTTTCTGGATAGCCCCATATTTGTCCATCAGCCCCTCTATAGACTCTTCGCGCCAGTCTATAGTACCGCCTTTTGGTGATTTCTTCTCAACTTTTAAAGGTTCGACCTGTTTCTGCTTTAATTCTTTAGGTGTTTCACGTGAAACAACGGGCTTCTTGTCTGCCTGAGTTGTAATCCCAGCATCTTCTATAGCTTTGTCGTATGCAGCAAGACCCTTGGCTTTATCTGGGTATGTATTTATACTAATCGACTTACCAGTGTCTACATCATAAACCCGGATATAGGCTTTCTCGCCTTCCCAATACTCATAGGAAACGTTGGCTTCGTCCGTCTCGATACGGGTTAATTCTGCTGGATCACCGGCAACATTTCTTTTTGTTCCGACCTTATCCTGCTTCCGTGGTTCTGTATTGAGCTTGTCAACCTTCTCGGTTACGATCTTATTCATTTTCGACCGGAACTCTTCTTCTGAGGCTACTGGCTGCCCCTTCTCTATCTTATCGGCCCGGACAAGTGATATACCGTACTTCTTGGTGGCTTCGTATGCTCCACCTGAACCGTTTTCTTTGTCATAGGCTTCTATAAAGGTGGCTACTTCTTTGTCTTGATCTTCTTTTGTAAGGTCGCTGAACTTTGGCTTCTCGACTTCAATAGCTTCAACTGGCTTAACAATAGCTTCTGTCGTTTCAATACGTTCATCTGCTACTCCTTTTCTCAAGATAAGATAGGATTCTATTGCTTTCCCTGACGGGGCAAAATCCTCCCCTTGTGGCATGTGAACTGCATCATAGCCACGCTTAATAAGTTCTTCTAGTATTGGCTCTGCATTCTCAGACTGTTCGGGAGTAACTAGCCAATAATCAGCTTCCTTGGAAACATCCAGCCCTAATCCTTCAGCGATAGATCTCACATCTTCTGGCTCGGCTACATTTTTAATTTGAGTCTCTACCCGTGTAACCGTTCCTCCTTCGTGTAAATCTGCATATTCTTGAGCAGCTCCCTTGTCTGGTGTTGCCCATGTCCCAAACTTATTCTCTATACCATCTTGCGCTGCACCTCTATACAATAACTTGTTAACAGGGGTGGGGGTACTAAGCGGAGCAACTTCGTCCCCCTCCACACCCTGAATAGCCTCAATTGAGGCAGGTTTGCTATCTTCTTGGGAAGGCTCCTGTGGGATAGCTCTTTTTTTAGTCCTGGCAGGTTTGCGCTTCTGCTCGGCTGTATTCAATACCTGGTTGTTGTGAGTAATATTATTTACAACATCGTCTTTGAGTACCTGGATCTCATTAAGTTCGGATATTGCTTCCCTAAGTCCTGTTTCGGCTTCGTCAATACCATCTTCGTTATTGGTAATCTCTTGCTCGTACTCAAGGGCTTCTTCGAGTCTGGCAATCTCAATCTTTTTGTCAGTTACTAGGGATTTGAGCTGGTTGTTCTGCTCATGGAGTTGTTTCTGAATATCATTAAGAGTCTCTGGTGCGGGCTCACTGTCGTCTATCTCCTGGAACGCTGGTTTCTCTGCCTGTGTCTTGGCAAAATTATCTGCTATCTCTGATAGTACAAAGTCTTCATGAGTAAGCTCATTCTTTTCTGGGATTGTTTCGCCGACCTTAACGGTTTCTGGGGTAGTTGGTGGGGCAATATCGGTGTCTGGAGTGAAGCCTAAGTCCAATGACTCGCGTTCACCTATCCCTGGTGTTTTCTTAACTCCGCTTTTTATATTACTAACAACCGCACCGCCAACTACCGTAGTAGGTCCACCAATCAATCCACCATAGCCAGACTCGACTAATCGTTTCTCTACCTCTTCAAGAGTTATGTCATCACGATAACCTTTAATCTCACCGATTATAGTTGTTATCTCCTGTCCAACTTCTGTAAGTGATTCTGTAACCGCCTGAGACAGAGCCTCTTTAGTGGTTATGTTGGTAATATCTTTTTCAGCAAGCGAGGTGGCTAATCTTCTATTAAATAGCTTTTTGAACCCGTGTGTATTAAAAAGTTTATTCATGGGCAACATTTCCATTGCCGCATTAACTCCACCGACCATCCTTGCGATCTTTCTTGCCTCAACTGGGTCCATACCTGCATCTACCGCTTCTGAATAGAACATCCCTGCTTCAAGTAGGTATGTGTACCCTGTTGCGCCCGCTACTGCTCCTGCTGGGTTTCCGCCTGTTACTGCTGCTCCAATCATTCCAGATGAGATAGCACCGAATATTGATGGGGCTATCATACCTATGGTTTGCGCTAAATACGATGGGTCAAAAGCTGTGTCCCATGATAATTCAATTTGGTTTTGTTCCCACTCTGGGTGTTCTGCTACAAAAGCGTCTGCCTTTGCTCGAACATTCTGTAACCCTTTTATAACAAAACTTTCTTTATTTCTGCGTGATGCTTCTTGGCGATCTGCTTCCGTAACCTCTTTAGCTGCTTGATATTCAGGATCATGGTCTGGATCAAAAGCTAGTGAACCAAACTCGCGTTCTCTCGCAACCTGCTCTGGGGTCGTAAGTGCTTCCATCTCAACCGCACCGAGTAGGTCTGCCTGTCTCGCTGTATTTAATGCAAGTGATTCAGCTCCACGCTCTGCTATTGATTGCAGGTATGAAGCGGGGGTAGGCATGTAGGATGCTTCAACCCATGGGTCTGTTTCCTGTTGAGATTCGTTTTCTTCATCAAATTCACCAGCATAAAGTCTTTGTAAAAATTGTTGTTGTATTTCAGGTGATTCGTTTTTGGTCTGGTTCTCTACCTTCTGTATCTCTGCTAGGGCCTTCTGTGGGTTTTTGCTCCCCATTATGTAATCGTTTCGTGATGCGCCTGTTATCACAGGTGCTTCACCTTGCTGTTCCCCTGTTAAAGAGCCTGGCAAGTCGCCCGACTTCATTAGTCCAGTCTTATCGTAAAACTCTTGGAAAATTCTTGCTCTTACCTCTGGCGATTCATCTTTTAACTTCGCCTTTAGCTGTTGAAGCTCTGAAAGGGTCTTCAATGGATCGCGACTATTCATAATAGCATCGTTCCGCGCTGGATCGTTCTGTGTGGCGAGTAGTTCTTCCTGCTCGTCCATTTCCTTCTGAGCTTTTGGGTCTTCTGCTAAGGCTGCTTCTTGCTGTTTTTGGTTGCGAGATACTAGTTTCTTCGCGGCTTCAAACATGGCGTAGTCGCGGGCTACTTGTTTTGGGTCGTAATTAAAGTTAGCGTTTGGATCGCTAATTTTATCTAGAAAGCCAATGTATTCTTCATTGGGCTTATCGTCTTGGTCAAATGCTGATGATAACGACCCATATCTAGAGTGTAAGTCCTCGCCTTCTGGAAGGCCGTCACCAATAGATTCATCTAAAAATCTTCTTGCTTGCTCGGCAGTAAAACCCACGCTATTGTCCTCCGCTTAAATCAGCATCAACGCTACCCTTTACGCTGGCAGCAACCATCTCATATAATTGTTGCCCTTTTGGTGTCATAAGGTATTCCTGGGCTGGCATAAAACCTAGACTCTGTTGGATGGTTTCTAATACTCTCTGATTTAGCAGTTTCTCATGTTGATCTAAATACTCTGTGGCCTGCCTTCTTTGCTCAAAAAGTGGACCCGTGTTTGTTATCCCGTTAGCCGCGGCTCTGGATATCATGTCTACAGAATCCAGTTTGGCTTCATGAGCACCATAAACAAGGTCGCGTTGGTTTTGCATTGACTCAACATTACGAGCGCCTAGATCAAATTGGTCCCTTGCATTATTGGTCGCTCTTATTTTTGGTGCATCTGGTCCATAAGGCTTATTTCGCTGCCACCAGGAAAGGATTGTGTCGTTTGCGGCTTCATCCATTGCCAATCTCTCTTCGTCAATCTTGGCGCCAAGACCTGTATATTCATCCGCTAACGTACTAGCATCTTTACCAATCCTAGTAATAGCAGATTTAGATGACTCGCCAAGCCTATTCTTCTCGGTCGCTTTTATCATAGCTCGATTTTTAGCTATAGCTTCTGCGAGTGCCGCATCACGATCGAGCTTACCTGTGGCTTTGGTTATAGCCGTGGCTTCCTGCTCTTCTACTGTTGGCTTCTTGCGGCGGTCAAGTATCTTTTTCTCATTAACTTCGCGCCGGTTCTGCTCGAAGGCTGTTTCTGGCTTTTTAGTAGGTGTTTTATACCATGGAACCCGTTCACCTGTTAGATTGAAGTAATGCTCATCGTTATGGACGGTAGTATAAAGCTTTCCCGTTGCTTTGGTGTAGGCAATTAATTCTGCTGGTGAAGGTGGTCTAGGTGCGGGCATGATAACCTCTTACCTTGTTGCGTATTGGTATTGTTGTAGGGCGGCTATCGTTTGTGGACCAAATACACCATATCCACTACCAGTGCTTCCAAAGTCGATCTGGTATCCAGCGGCTATTAGCTCATCCTGTAATTGTTTAGTCTGGTCTGACGTAACTGGGGGCTGCTCAGGGCTAAAAGTATCGAGCGCCGATGGTGTACTAGGGCCTGTGTCTACTGTTGGCGCACCACCTTGCGACTGACTATCTTGTGGAAGTACTGCTGGGACATTAGGCGCTGGGCTTTCTCCACCCTGTATCTGGGACATTATACGTGCTGCTTCGGTGCCACCACCTGCACCCGCCTTAATGCCACCACCTGCACCCGCCTTAATGCCGGCTAGTTCAATCTCGTGGGCTTGCGCGGCCACGGTTGCTTGATTAGCCATATACCCAGTCGCATATCCTACACCTGCATCTACTAGCCCACCAGTAAGTTGTTGTCTGTTCTGCTGATTATACTGTAATATCTGATCGGCTCTTTGGTCGGTCCCGGCTGCAAGTTGATCACCTGCCGTTATCTTGGATTGTGCATTAAGTGCGCCTACCCTTCCAGCCTCGTTCGCTACGATACGCCCACGGCCTGCTTCTATCTCATTCAACCCTCTTTGGGATGCAACACTTGTCCCAAGTAGGTTTGACATCCGGCCAATATAATTAGCTCGGTTAGTCTCTGCACTTGCGCTGGCAACCCTGTTCACCCCACCGATCATTTCGTTTCTGATCTGCCCAGAATAAGCACCTGTTTTCTGCTGCTCTGCCAATCTTTTGCCCTGTTCGGTCTGTGCGTAGGGGCTTGGTGCATTATTCTTGTTCTGGTAGTAGTCATAGATTGACTTCCCACCCTTGGCCAGTGCTGTTAATCCTAAGATTGTTCCGGTTGCTAGTACCATAGCTTATACCCCTTTATCGTTTATTGTTTTAATTCCGGCGTAAGCTTCATCAAGTGCTGCTTGAGCGCGATCAAGTTTTTCATTCATCCCCCAGCTAATCCCTGCTGCAATATTAACAAGAATCTCATGTAGCTTTGGGTTTAGGTCACATTCACCAGTAGCTACTAGACCTGTTGGCTTTCTTAGGTAAAAAATATCTATCACCGGACTTGTTACGCCAGCAAGTGTATAAATCTTTGATCTGTATACGAAAAAGTATGGTGCTGTAATAGATGGTGCAAAGTTTGTCATCTCTAACTTTTTGATCGCTGAAAGGCTTATTGGTGTAAAATATACACCACTTGAATTATACCTGACCATAGATATTGACCCGCCTGATCCGTAAAGATCTGAGAGTACGAGTAGCGAGTACGTGCCATTAGCAGCAGTCTTTGTAAGTGCTATTTCTGTGATCTCAGTCAGATGTTCGCGGTTAAGAAGGTTTATCAATCGACTTTGTGCATCATTAAGGGCCTCAAGACGCTTTGGATCATCGAAAAGGGTTTCGTCTGGGTCTTCAAGCCGAACTGACAAATCTAACAACATTGCGTCAACGTCCATCATGCCCTCCCGTTCATGGTATCAATAATAATCTTTGCCGATACAAATGCGAAATTGGCTCTCGGTATATTTCGGTCAGACTGCCACCCTATACCTTCCGCTATCGTGACTATCATTTCATGTAATGACTCATCAAGCTCTGAGTTAACACCACTTTCTATCTCTAGTGGCTTCCTAGTGTAAAAGATGTCAACTTCTGGATTCGTAGCATCCTGCTTTAAATAAAGGACATTCTTGAATACATATTGATATGGGCTTACGTCTGAAGGTGCCCATGTTGCTATCTCAAGTTTTTTAATCTCAGCGAATGGCATAAATGTGTAATAAATCCCAGATGTTCTGAACCTAACCGCATCTACATTCCCCGATCCGAATATCTCAGGGCTTAATGCTCCAAGGTCGTATTCACCTGCTGTTCCGGTTACGCCCTCTATGCGCGTGATCTCAGTCAAGTAGAGTGGGTCTAGCGCAATGATTAACCTGTCCTGAGCACTATTCAGGAACTGATACAGCTGGGCCGGAGTCCATCGATTATTCGACCTGCTGTTAAGGCGCGTCAACATCTCTGCTGTGGTCATAGGCTATCCTCTTCGACAACTATTTTGTGGATCTCGATTGCGTCACTGCTATTAGCTGTCTCTCGAATCCTTACAGCATAACTATTGGCATATCTTTTTATCTGTGTCAATGGCAATGTGTATGGGTTAGCCTTTTGGACTAATTCGGTTGTTAATGACTTGATTGGGGTCGTCATATCACCATCACCGTAAATCTCGCATGTAAGGGGTCCTGCGTTCTCATTCACGTATCTTATCTGGATGTAACGTATTCCCTGAGCAATCTCATCATCAAGATTAAAGAATTGTGTAAATATTTCACCCTTAACTGATTCTTTATTAGCAAACGTGTGGATAGTTTTATTCGTGGAATCAAATACCATCAAATCTGCGTTCTCGTCCTTGTTCAATAATTTCATATCAACCGCGGAATCTATTTGTCTCCACTGATCATTGAATGGATTGAATCCCCAAACCTCATCACCTAGCGTGAATACTATCTCATTCTTGGTCTGGTCAAACCCTGACTCGATTGATTCTTTTTGGTCCCTGGAAAGCAAAAGGTATGTATCCTCGATTGCCAGCGACACCTTCAGTCGTTCGGTTGGTGTAGAATCTGATTCTGCCAGGTTATTCATTGATAGTCCGTAAATACCATCTTCCCAGCAAACGAATACTCGTCCCTGTGCCGAAATCATACCGTGTTTTGCGATATTTCCAATATTATGAGCTGATTCTTCAAAATTGAATATACTATTTATCCTGAATATCCCTTGTTTTGTTGAAACGATTGGCAGGTTATAAAGCTCGTCAAGTCCTGTTACTCCACCGCCCTCTCGGTCATTTATAGAAATAAAGTTAGAAACAGGTATAACGTCTAATTGGCCTTCTTCTGAATAGCTAACCGATGCAAACTGTTCTTCGTTCTCACCAGATGGATCTAGATAACTGTGAGCCTGCCATGTTCGGTTATTTATAACCATGGCATAGTCAGAGTTGACCCTGATAGATACTGCTCCTTGTAGGGGGTAACTGGCTCCATTTTTAACCTTCATATCAAGTTGTAGCTGTAATGAGTAGACACCGCTGCCCTCATCTGTGAAGAAATATGGTTGTGCGCCAAACATATAGCTCAATGGGTATGTTGCGCTACCCATGATGTTGCCACCAAACTTTACACCATTTGGTTCAATCTCTGTGACATAGGTGCCATTACTTCCACCAATTGCCCCAAACACCCCTGTCCCTCCTGGGGTGACTGCCGCCATTAAACCTTCAAGACCAAGATATGTGAATGTCTTGGTCGGGTCTGAGAGTACATCTTGCCCAGCATAACACCCACTTGATCCGCTCTCAATAAGCGCACCAGCCAGTGGGTCGTCATGAATTGACCATGCTTCATTGAACCTGTCGTCACAGATAGCGTCTAGTTCAAGTGCTATTTTACCAGTAGAGTAAACGGTTACGCCCGTTATCTGTGGTCTTGGGGTCACGGTTCCGGTATCAAGATATTGGTTTAAGAAATTAACTGATGGATCAGAATCGGTTACGTTAGTTATAATCGGCTCAAGATGACCAGAATAACCATAGCTGCCCTTTAAACTTGAGTCTGATATATCTCTAAGGAATGAAACCTCATGTATTAATGTGGCTGCTGCATCATCTTCGACCGAGGCCATTTCATAGAACTTTATCCCAGTTATCCTGCGATTAAGTCTACCGTTATAGAATGCTGTATCAAATGAGTAATTAACGTATGCAGCATCTCTTTCGTCTGAGGTGTAGACGGTTGTGACACTGCTCAATAATGATTCCTGAACACCATCAAATACAAGTGAATGTCTTATATGCTGATATTTACCAGTAGCCCCGCCAATTGCCCCAAACATTCCGAATATATCTAACGAAGAATCTTTTACGGGTGCTCTTTGGTTTACCCACCATCCTGCGGTTGGCTGGAATAGTCTGTCATACATATATTCACGGTCAAGCCACCCTATCCACAGGTCTGTTGGCGTTGCTTGTGTTAATGATGCTGTAAATGCTGCTACACCTGTATCTGCGAAAGTGAATGCCGTTAATCCTGTACTCTGCACAGCATAGAGAACAACATCTGCATCTGCATAAACTCCATATCCACTTGAGTGCGCATCCTGTACACCTTGTGCATTAGAAAGTACACCGCTATTTATAACGTATGTCCTTAGACCAGTATGATTACCAGTCGCACAGTAAATATGTCCATTATAGTAATAGACACCTTTATAGCCCCCACCGTCATCAATATGCCCTACATCTGCAAACGTTGATCCGTTAAAAGATACGGCCCGAAGTCCGTCTGCGTCATTTGCAACATAAATATTTGTTCCATCACCCCATACATCGTATCCAGTATCGGCAAATCCGAGTCCAGAGTAGTCACTTATCTTTGTCCCAAGTACACCAGCGGTCACGGGGAATGCAGACAATCCAACGCCGCCTGCCCTGGATAGTGAATATATATAGGTCCCGTCGCCCCAGATTGCTGTACCTTCACCACCACTGCCGCCTGTTGTCTTGGCAGATTTTAGTGCGAATACAGAACCATTAAAACTAAAACTTGACATAGCTGAGGCACTCGCAGAATAGATATATGTGCCATCACACCAAATTGCTTTTCCGCCCAATGCTGTCTCGTGGTCAATGTAGGCCATTACCCCAGACCCATCTATGCTATAAGCATAAATGCGCCCACCAAGAGCTGTTGTGGAAGCGAAAATGAATGTCCCATCGGTTGTAACATCATAACATGAGCCAAGGGCAATCGTGTCCTCTAGCGTTAATGATGTACCGTCAAAACTATATGATTGTATATGACTGGTTCCTGCTACAATATAGAAGTCACCTACCTTCGTGATCCTAACATAGTTATCTCCAGAATAAAGGTGCGTACCTCTGCTTGTGAGTAACCAGTTAAGGCTCTTCAGCGGGTCGTATACAACCGTTGGATTAGATGTATAGCCCGATCCACGATCAGAGATTATTACAGTATCTATGATACCAGCCGAAACCTCGAATACTGCTACCGCTCCTGAGCCACCACCACCTGAAAAGACCAATGACCCTTCCAAGTAGTTTGCACCACCATTATTTATTGTAATTTTTGAAACGGTTTCTATAGAATTAGCATTCCCAGCACCACCAAGGATACGTAGGGTGCTCTTGTCAATAAAATGAGGATTCTTGTCTGCCTTCTGGTATAGCACAAACTCAAGGTCAATATCAAGGGTCTGGAATAATTCCCTCCAACCCATACATGCGCCAAATTGAGCTTCGTACTTAAACCCACTCGGATAACTAGCCCATGCAGGATTAGCACCGAACGATACTATTCTTTTGATCTCTGGATTAGAAGACCCACCATCATCTGAGCCGAACAAAAAGCTTATTGACGATATGTGGTCATGTTCAATCTCGTATGATATAAGGCCAAGCCCTTCTAGAATACTTGACGGTGAAATCAGAACGTCATAGTCAAAATCCTGGTCTATCTTTATCGTCCTGTATAAGTTAAGCCCGGTGTCAAATACACTCGAAATATAGCTTACGCCTGTTCGGTTAACTTCAAGAGAAGCATATAGACTGTGGATTGTCCATCCAGATGTAATGTAATAGTAATTTGTTGTACCCGTGTATGATTCTGCAGCAGAGTTAAACTCTACCAGTGCAAAATATGTATCAGCTCCATCAAAAAGTTGTGCAACCAAAGCAAGTCTCTCATCGAGTAGGCCGCTGTTGTCGGTGGAAGTAACTACAAATTCAGCACCCTTCCAAACAAATCCAGAGCCTTCTTCTAGCCCTGTTACGGTTGATGGTAGCGTTACTGTCGACCAAGTTGGCGAGACTGGTAATGATGAAGCGGAATATGCCTCAAGCAACGTCCCAGATGTGTTATTAACGTATAAAAAGATATTGCTATCTGCTAGAGCTATCCCGACACCAGACCTATTGCTCGAAGAGAGTCCGGTCGGGACTGCTGATTCTACCGCTGACTGGCCATCCTCGACCGTTACTATCATCCCGCCTGGATTATCCACGCCCGTTACAGTCTCGGATATGTAAAAAGTTGTTTTTGTTGCGTCCAGGTCAAAAGATGTAGTAGAGTCTTGGTTGTTGAACCCAGATGATATGTGAACCGGGGCTGCCTTGGCGTTGGTCCAATCATTTGTCCATGTATCTGAGCCTAGTATATCACTTAGCCTGGCTGATTTATAAATGTATTTATTTGTGGCTGCACTAGCATCAAAAAACATGTATACCATGACTAATTCATCGTTCTTCTTAACTATATGTAATATCTGGATATAATCGCTAGCCGAATCGAATAAGGGTTCGTAATCAGTTTTAGCGATAAGTTGCCATGATCCACTATCATAAAAATATAGCTTATCATCACTGGAGCTGGAGGGTGCTTTTGCCTGAACCAGAGCGAACATAACGTTATTAACGTATGCAAACCGAGGAATGGCTATGTCACCATCCGTATTTAAAAATGTTTTTATGATTCCATTATCAAATGCTACTGTGTCATTAAAAACATTTTTTTGAGCGTCACCAGAGCTATAGAATGGTTGCCCCAGATCGCTTGGTACACCCGCCCATACAGTTTTATTACCATAGATGTTTGTTGTTGGTTGTGGCCTGTGCGCTGAAAAGGTTTTATCAAACGTGTAAGTAACTGCGTCTGAGTCTGTTACAGAGATATTTGTAAGGGGTACACGCCCGTAACTATTGAAATCTATTGAGCTGCTTATCAGCCAAAACGAGTCTGATCCAAAAGGTAAGAGTATAGATGGTTCGCCACTAGCCAGGTTGTAATCTGAATCAAACCTGTAAACCCACACTTGCAGGGTTGAATCTTTCTGGATCAGCGCGATATACTCGCGCCCGTCTGGTAGATTCTCATTAATAAAACAGAAGATGTTGATCACAGAATAGCCCGTTGCGACCGTAATAGGGCATACAGCGCCATCGTCTGTGATAACCCCAGCACCGTATGTCTTTTTAATAAGACCAAGCTCAGGACGCATGTTCCGGCTTCTCAGAAGATTTCCATTACCGATATCTTCCTTGTCACCATTGGTCCAGACACCGCCAAACTGTTTGATCGCTCGTTTCATATACGGTCAACCCTTACTGGGCTTGATGCTACGGGACGTATACTTGAATTGTCTGGAGTATTTGCATGGAAAATTTGCACGCCAATTCGCTGTCGGTTCCTCTCGTACTTTGACATCATCCTATCAGCTATAGAAATTTTCTCTTGATCCTCATAGAGATATGCCTTGGCATAGTCTAGTAGGTAAATGTGGTATTCTACTGCAATAGTCGGGGTGTCAGTCTCCTGCTCTGTTTCTGTTGGGAATGCAATATAGTTTATATCAATTCGACCATTTGTAACTGTTCCGGATATGAGCCACAATTGTTTATTCTGGATAAAGTAGTAATCTGGTGTTGATACTCCCCATGTGCCTTCGGTGGTCGTCCTGAACTCAAGGCCCTGTCTTTGGTTGTACAGATAAAGAGTACGCCCGTTCCATGTGGGGCTATCTTTAATCTCAAGGTAGTTAGCAGGGAGATCCACAACCCATTGGTTTTCGGTTACAAGAACTACTTTACCTGTCCCAGTTGTGGTATAATTTGCGTTTACTGCCGTGAATGTTTCACCCTCAGTATATGTCACAGAATTGTGTACTACCGTTGTATAACCAGCGCTCATGTACTCTACACCGACTACAAGCGAGCCAGTTGCAATGTCAGTACCAGTCCACATAACTCCCTCTGTCTCAATGGCTTTAGTGTCCTGTGCGAAGTCAAGTTCAGCTTCTTTTAGCAGGTCAATTGCATAAGCTTTCAGGTTAGGTCCCTTGGCGCCAAATGGTGATATAGCCTTTTGTGCGAGTGCTTCCCAATTCATGATAGGTTCCTAAACTGATAAAGGGCACCGAAGTACCCGTTCTTTGTAATATTTTGTAATCCTAGCATAGAGATATGCCCCCCCGAAGGGGAGCAATTCCTTATGTCAGATCGATGTACATGACCCAGATAAAGCCAGCAAGCTGGGCAAAATCGGCACCTGCTGGAGTCCAGCAAAGGGCTTCACCACCACTCGTAACGTCGTTCTGGGGGACTAATGCACCAACACCATCCTCGTCAGCTGACAGTAACTTACCAACGGTTAAAGCGCCATTGGCAAGCGAAGGCTTGATAAGCCCTGCGGTTCCAGTCACCATCGCATTAGCGAAACCATCTGGATCGGTCTCGTTACCAATGATAATAAGATCAGAAGCCGCGTCATCTTCCTTCGTTACTACATCCAGGGTAGTTGTGATAACTTCACACTTGTCTGGGAATACAAAGTCTGTTACGACTTCTGCTCCAGCGACTGAATCTGCAAAGTTAATCGCAACTTTTTTGACCTTTACCATGGCATCATTATCAGTCCGGAATCCGAGCTCATCGAGCTTTGACATAATCAACTGTTTTAATCGTTCGTTCATCATGATCATATCCTTTCAAAGATATGCGGGGACCAAGAGCTAGTCCTGGTCCCCACGGATTCGGTTAGAGCGTTGCAGCTCTATTATCAAGAAGCAGAACCTTCATCAACGTATTCGCTGTGGTGACGATATTCGCCTCCATTGAATACGCGACACACTTGGCGGTAGATACCGTCGCATGGTCAAGCATGAGGGTTTCTGTAGCGTCTTGACCCTTTAGGGGTACTCCTGCCGCAGAAATACTTGCGTGTCCCAATACCAAACAATCAACTACTTCACCATTTACTGCGAAGTAACCAATCTTGGCCGTTGCGATATCCTCAAGCGCAACAACTAATCTTAACTTTCCAACAACTGCGTTGGTAGCTAAAGCAGCCGTTTGATGTTCCTGCCCAGCAGTACCAGTATAGGCAATCATAAAACAATCGCCCTTATCGATAGCTGCACCAGAAGCATTATACAGGGTTATCCCTGTGCCGTTAGGCTGGGTAGCGAAGGTCAAACCAGTTTTATCACGGTTTTGAATAGGTGTAAACATCATTCACCTCCTTATGGGGTTATCGAAATAGTGGTTACGGGGATACCTGTAACAACGCCCTGGTATGCACGGTTGGTACATACAAAAGCGCCCCACCAATCAAGTTCTGATGCGTAGGCGTGTTGACCCGTTGCAACCTTCTCAAATGGACCCATCTCGAAGTTGATAGCACTAGAGTGCTTGAACATCAAGTAGTTCTCATTCAGGAAGTACATGTGGCCAGCTGGTACGTTACTATCAACGACCATTTGAGCACCACGGAATTTCAGACGCTCGAAAGCACCGTCTACCGAAGAGTTAGAGCTGTAACGATTCTGAGTATGTAAAATCATCTCATAATCATCAAAGATAGCCTGGGTAGTCACGATCAAGGTTGGGTGTTCTGAGTCATTGGTCAAGGCGCCATACATTGCTCGCATTACTGCTTCAATGTAGTATACCTGTGCTGGATCCATCCACTGATCATAGGTAACATCTGAAATAGCCATTTTCTTAGCTTTCCAGTATGTATCTACGGAAGGATTGATTCCGGCCAATGTGCCAGTGTTGTTAACAATAACGTCATACAGTGTTACTGGCTGGTTTGAGCCAGCTGCAGCGTTCTTGAATAACAATTCACCGAAACCCTGCTTGAAAGTACGGGCAAGATTTTTCGATTTGGTTTTTACAATATTAAAAAGAGCTTCTTTACCCGTGTTCTGAACACGGACTTGCTTCTCTGAAAGGACAATTGAGCCGTTAAGCCATTTCCAATCATAGTAAGCTACGTCAAGAATCTCAGTTGGAGCATAAACAACCTTGTCCCACTCACTGAGCCAATTGATTGTTTCCTTGCTAACTTCTAAGTCAACACGGATACGATCTCCACCGCCAACACCCTCGGATTTACCCAAGAGGCGTTTAGCCAGGTAGTTTGATTCAATAATCTGGTATACTATACCAGGTAGGATGTAATCGCGAGTTGCGATACTTAGGTCTGTCATGATAGTCGTTACACTACGAGCACCCATTTACATCACCTCATTTACATTTCAAGGAAAGCCTTTAAGCCTTGTTTCGCTTGATCCTCAAAGCTCTTAACTTCACCCGGCGCAGCACTCGATTCTCTAGTTCCCTTACCATCCTCACCTCCACCAAGACCGTCTTCGGCTGGACCCTTTTGGGCTACCAGCTTATCATAGGCTTTGTTTCGTGCGGTTAGTTCGGTAGTTAGCTTTTTCACCTTGGTGGCAAGACCATCGGCATCACGCAATTGGTGCGCTTCGAGTAGTGTTTTGGGCATAAGAGCGAGTTGCATCAGCGTGTCACGCTCAGACGTTTCCTTGTACTTTGGATCGATTTTTTCAAGCTCTGTATATTCAAGATCTACTTCTTCCTGAACTACCTCTAAGTAAGCCTGATTCTGTATATCAGCTTCGGCCTTATCCTCATCGGATTGTACGGCCATTGCACCGGTAATATTACGGAGTGGATTTTTAGCTGGATCGGGGTCTTGTCCTTCCGGAGTAAACCATGCGTCCAATTGAGTTAGCAACGCGCCTTCCTCAGCATTAAGAGCTTCGACAATAGACTCAACATCATATTTAGCGATGCGGTCCGTTAGTTCCGTCTCTTTTTGGCTGAGCGCCTGATTCTTCTCTGTATTGGTTTTCTGCCAATTCAGGTTATTCAGGTGATCTTCAATGACTTGTTTTAGCTCATGCTGTTTTCCATCTTTATCCGCAACATATAAAGGCTTTCCATCTTGTTCATACTTCTCAAACAGAATGCCTTCTGACTTCTCATCCTTCTTGGATTTGTCGTCTTTATCACCGTCGTCGTCCTCAGTGGTCTTCCCGGATTCATCATCCTTAGTCTCTACAGACTTGGATTTATCATCCTTTTCCGACTTGTCGCCGTCTTCAGGTGCTTCGTAGGTCCCGTCTTGAACTGCTATATCCTCTGCTCTCGCTTCGGCAAGCACTTCCTTTGGGAACTCTATTTCTACTGGTTTGTCTTGTTTAATTTCTTGTTGCATGATTCACCTCAACCGGCTTAGCCGCGTCCTGGTGCTTTCATTCCCATTCTTCGCACTTCTGGTTCAGCTAAGTGCATGGGTTTTGATGTTCCTGACACATATAATTGATGAGTACCATCAAGTTTGCTGTGGGCATCATGGCAGGCGCCAAACTTCATGTTCGGCAAAAATGTTTGAGTAACGCCCTCTGGTGTTCTGGTTAAGAGAATACTATTCTCCCCGCCAGCCTTCATAACCATTACAGTTACGCCGTTATTGTGCGATACGAGATACCAGGGGTTTATTGTTTCACCGTACTGAACACGGGTCCCTGCCTGTGCTGTACGTCTGGATTGATCTTCTTTCAGCTCAGCCTCTAATGGTCCAGGCTGTTCTTCTGGCTGCGCGGCTTCACTCTTTAAGGCAGGTGTTGCGTGCCTCTCCATCGATACAGTAGAAGCGCTGTTCTCATCAAGTGGTTTCTCTGCTAATGGTTTTGGTGCGAGGCTGTCAAGTGCTGAATCCAGATCGGGTGTTCCTCCGGTTGGGTTAGCTGCTATCTCTTCTGCTGTTCTTGCTCTTGGCTCCATCTTTCTTTCCTTTCAGTTGGTCTTTCGACGCTGTTTGCATTCCCACAAACAAAAAAACCCACGAACATGACTATATCATGTCGCGGGCAATCGGTTTCTCCGGTGGTCCTGCTTAAAATCTATATGAGAGTGTTAAAACATTTTCATTCCTTATGGAAGTAATCCGCTTCTGTACGGTTAAATTTATTCGCTAGATTGCCCTTATGAAAGGAAATAGTTAAGCTACCACTCCATTTATCCTTAATAAGTTTCCTCACAAGGCTCACTAGCTCTTGGAATTTATTCACGCAGTAGCCCCAAATGCGATCGAGTCAAGGGCCATTCCTGTATCTGCAACCATGGGGATTCCCCTATATTCATCCTGGGTCGTGACTACCATTTCCAACTTAAGCTCGTGTTTGAGCTCAAGAAGTGATTCAGGGGCGAGTGTTATCATTGGTGGACGTTCTCCAAACATTTTCTCGTATTTATCGATAAGCCCGTCCAATACAGCACAATTAAATCCTATCCGGTTATAACGGTCGATACTGAAGACTAACGCCATCATCCACCAAACGGTTTTGCCGCTTCCATGGTGTACTTATGGATAAGCTGCTTAACAATGTCATCCTCTTCTACCGGCAAGTCTTCCTGAGCTTTAAAGGCTATGCGGTTGATTATATCCCCGATATCTTTATGCTTAACCAGAAATACACCTTCAGGGGTTACGTCGTCACGCTCCAACACTGGTATCTTGAAGATAGTAAACGGGTTGATGGTTACGGTATCACGGGCAAGGTTGTAATCTCCAATGCAGTCTTTGTGCATGAGTGGACCCATCAAGATTGCTGCTGGTAGTTCTCCAAACATCACTGCAAATCCCTCTATCGCCTTTATGATCTGGATTAGCGAAGGTGCTGGTGGCTCAAAGCTCTTCTCTGCATAGTATGGCTTTTTAAAATCAGGCGCTTCCATGATTGGCCTCCGACATTTCACGGGCTCGGCGCTGGATGATAACCGTTCTCTCTGCTACGGTCCCGCCATTCTTCGTGTCATCCCAACTTAGGTGCTCGTTCAACTTGAACCTGTCTGGGTGAAGGTCGTGCATGTACTTAACTGGTATAGCTCCATTCTCTCCCGGTTCTACCTCATCGGCATACAGCACCATGAAGTCATAGTAATTCAGCGGGTCAACTGGGTTCTGGCTAAACCCAAGCGGTAATATCTTATCAGCGTACCATGCATTAAACTCGTCTGTCAATACAAATTGGATCTTCTTGTCTGGGGCCAGTGCGACACTTTGCACTACTTTACGTGCGTTGAAGTCCTTCCCTAGATTCTCACTCATGGTTTGCTCCTTTATGTTCTGTTTATGAATAATGGACGCGTAAGACTGTCACGTATCATTTGTCGCTCTCTTGATAATGATTGCTTAAAGTCTTTATCCCATTCTTCCCAAGTTTGTGCTAATTCAAGGTTAATCATGTCGGCTGGTTCTAATGGGCCAACCACCCCACTGAAATACAGTTTCTCCCTGTTCCACCATTCATGGCCACGCTCCCCATCGGTCCAGGTGACATTAGACAAAGCCTCTGGATTCTGTGATGCTTTGGATACTGCAACCGGTGCAATCAGTCCAAAGCCTAGGGATTTTAAGAATTGGCGGCGGTTCATGGTGTGGTCTTTTTCATAAGGTCACGAATGTCCATGTATTTATAGCTCTCGCCCTCTAATAGCTCACATTCACGGCGAAGGGTTCGCATTTCCTCTTCTTTAGCCCTGACTTCATTTTTAATCCGTGAGATATTATTCTCGACCACCTGTTCTAATGTCTCGTCCATGTTACGCTCCTTTTGTGAACGGGATAGGTCAAAGCCATTCTTGGTGCTATTACCCTCAGACCAGGGCGCTTATCAGTTAGCCAACTTCCTACCCCGAGTTTAACTATCTATCTATTCCCGCTCTTAGCCCTAGCCGCCTTTACTTTCTTTTTGAATGCGTCATCTCTCTTCACCCGCTCGATGGGGGAAAGGTTCCTATCCTTCATGAACCCAAAATGTCTCAGCCTCCTTGCGTTCACCGCCTCTTCTTCTAGGAAACGCTCATCTGGTTTGCCGACATAAGATGCCGCAGCTGCGTCAACTCTAGTGTGGATATTCCGCTTATTGCGTTTTTTCCGGATAGCGGCGGCTCTCGCCTTTACTTTGATCTTTCTCTTCGTCTCTGCGTCTAGCTTTGGCATGGTATCCATTCCTTTGTGGGTTATTAAACATGTCTGCAAGTATGGTCGCGTTATCATCTTCAAACAGCTTTGGGTCAATCGATTCTGCTTGCACAATAAGCTCCATTCCTACGGACCTCGCAGCCACGGCCAATAATTCATGGTCAATGGCTGGGTGTCCGACTACTATGATTCCTCGTTTCTCCAATTAAAGTGCCTGGCCCTCTGGCTCTGGTGGCGCTCCGGGCTCTTCACCCTCGGCTGGCAATGATATTCCCGCCATCTCGGCTATTTTCTCGGCCATTTCTGGGTTGTCACTCATATATTGGACAAGGGCTATCTCTGCTTCCTGTTGGTCTGCTGAGTTGTCCATGATTTCCTGAATAGCTTGCTGTATCTCTACCTGCTCTTCCAGGTCTGCATTGTATGCCTTGATACGCTGCTTGTCCCTTAGTGCTGGGGCTGTCTCGATCAGTTGGTCCAGGGACATAGATGGTAACTGTGTCTTGGGGTTCGGTATGGAATAAATAAGCTGCGCCTCTTCAAACTCTGCATAGTTATCAAACGGTAGCATACTTATCTGGCTCACATCTACCTTGAGATCCAATTCACGGCCCTCGGATGGGTTAAACTCTTCATAGGTTGGTTTACCCTGCTCATCTTTGTCCTGTTGGATGATGTTGTCTGGGTAAAAGTTCTTGATCACATATACCTTGTGCTCGTACCATTGGCGTGAAAACTCAACGAATGAGGCTGTCTTGGGCTGTAATCTCCCTGTTGCCTGTGCGATAAGAGCTTGGGTCTTGATTCCACTATCCCCTGACTGACTGATTCCGCGCATTGAATCATTGATACCCGTCTTGCGGTCTGAGCTTCCCTGTAGCCATATTAGAAAGTTATGGATATAGCTAGGCATGGATGGCGGGTCGATATTCCGTACACCCTGTCCAGTGTCTGACTCATAGACTGCACCTGGCTCGTCACTGTTACCCTTAACCTTGGCACTTCGCACAATCTCTTTCTGTGGATTGCCAGTAAAGCGCGCATTGTCGTTCACGTTCGATATGATCTGGTTGAGCATCAAGTTTTGGTCCTCAATGTTCTTACCCTCGGATGTACCGTAGAAGTCTCCAGCACGTTCATAGTTCACGGTTCTCATGAATGGAAAGCGTGGTCCGTATGAGTTTGTTTTAACCTCTAATATTCTATTTTTGTCACCTCTTGCAATCGTTACAACCTTACCGTTTGGATATTTGCGACGTTGTACTGATTTCTTTTTATATTTTGCTGAGCCGGGTACTTCTATCTGCTCTTGTCCATTACCTGTGCTCTCGTACTGTTTACTCCCGGCTACTTCGATACGTGATCCATCGTCATCGTATTCGTTTACCAGGACCTCTTCCATCTCTGCTTCACCGTCTGCCATCCAGCACTCGATAAGCACTGCAAAGCCTGTTCTTTTGTCTTTGGTGGAACTGTCGTTACCAAAAGAGTTATTAAGAACCCGCTGTACACCTCTGACGCCTTTCTTAAGCATCCCGACATACTGGCCAAGCTCTGCTTCATCCTGGCTCTCTGGCTCTACCCACACGCCATATCTTTTATATATGTCTTGTACTGACATAACAGGGGCATAGATAAACCAGCTTTTATAGCATCCTTCCATATCAAAAGCTGTTGGGTTTGGAATAATAGAAAGCATGTCACAGACTGTTTCCTGCCACTCATGCTTATCTTTGTCATATAGTGACCTGTGAATATAGGTCCCTTTGATACCGTTCTCTCTGAATCCAGTCCTGAGCTTCCCCATCATTCTGGTATCGTGCCATATCGTAATGAGTTCGCGCTGAACCTTCTTGGCATACTCATTGGCTGCGCTGATTGCTTCCTCGCTGGTATCTTTTGGTATGGGTGTTATCTCTGGACGTGGGGGTCTTGATGTGATCACCGGGAGCATGGTCTCGATGTCTTCAAATAATAGGTTGTCACTCGCTGCGGTCAAATACTCTGGTCGCTGGATGTCATTCCAGTATTCATTGTCGTAATACTGCTCGAACTTGTCCCACATCTCAGGAAGTGATCTACCGTCACGGTACTTGATTCCTGATTTGTACCAATTATATACGAGCTTCCATAGTTTAGGGTTATCAAATGATTTGTCTTTACCTTTAGGCATCTTCTTTATTCCTTGACTGGTTTGCTCCGTTACACCCCTGTGGGATGGTACGCTCTCGATTATAATGGGATTGACTTAATTTTACAAGGTTGTTCATCTTCTCGCATCTTATGGTAGGTTTCCATACATAGCGGGTGCCAATCAGATGGTGATTCTCCTTGTTCTACATGACACTTGCAACATAAATTCTGGTCTTTGTTCCGCTCCATCGGGTAGCTTATATGGTGCATTGCAGCACCTTTACCACACTTATCGCATAGTATCCTGGTTTGGCTCATAGCTTCTCTCCGCATAGTGGGCAGTAGGTGAACTTTACCGCACAATGATTTGAATCATGCTTGTCATCGACTAAGTATGTTCCATCCTCATCTTCCTCAAACCCATAAATGTGAAAACATGCCACATCCCGGCTGAAGTCAATAGGTGGTGTGCTCTCCTTCAAACTCTTTAAGTCTCCATCTACTACTAATCCCATATCTTGCTCCTTATCTCCAAATATCCTATCAAACCTCTCCCCGTAGCTCTTTTGGTCTACATGCTGCTGGGTGTTGCGGATTGTCATGGCGTGTCTCCTTCAAAGACCAAAATAGTCTCTCCACAAAAAGCGCACTTCCATTCCTCTTGGGTAGGGACCCCTTCTGGCACAGTAGATGATGAATCAGTATTGCTACTTGTCCACACTTTAGACTTTAAGCCCGTTGGGTAGAATTGATGTTGTCCCATATCACAATTCAATGGTTTAGTCATTTGTATTCCCTCTCTAACCATAAACTAGCAGATGCTCCATCCCCGTCCAAACATCTTGACCAGATACACAGATTACATGTCTCACAACTCATATCTCCCCACTTAGATTTCCATCTCATATTATGGCTTGGGTGTCTAACCCTGTGGATTACATAATGCAATCTCCCTAGTAGTGGGTAGTAAAACTTAAAGAATGCGTAGTAAATCTGGCTATGAAATACGAGTTTACTCATGTCATCACCTCTGACTTTAGTATGTCCATGACTTCATTAGGGCACTCTATGAGATCCATGGTTAATTCTATAGGCAATAGAGATGGTGGTGATATCTTAAAATACTGGCCATCAATCTCTACCTTCAAGCCATACTCTTTAATCTTTGCAAGACATTCGCGTGCTAGCTTGGTCTTGTTTATCATGACTTAACTTCCTCATATAGCTCGCACCAAAACCAATACGGGCAATAGCTTTGTGTCTTGATTATTGTCCAGATGTAGGATAGTAGGCATTTCATGTCATCACTATCTTTCCAGCGAGATCCAGCTTGCGCGGTCCCGCTATAGTTTGGTTGTCGGGGGTCTTGATTGCATCGAACCTAGCCTTCTCGCGTGATATTGGGATTGGTTCCTCGTTTGGCTCTAGGCTGCTCACTACCAAATAACGAACGACATCAGGATAATCGCGAAACCTCTCAACTATAACACCTTCGCCCTTGGCTTTCTCGTCTGCTCCTGCTCCTGTTAATTTTCTAATGATATAATGTGTCATCCCTCGCCATGTGTGAATGCAGGTATTCCATATCACTAGCCCTGGTTTCCCGTCTTGTCTCGGCTTCAATGCTTTCCGGACCATCTTATGCCCGTATGCTATCTCCCCAGTTTCTCCACCTGTCACGCCTGAGCTGGCCATGTAGTTAAAATCTGTTCGTCCCTGCAGCCGTGCTTCTTCTGCATAAAGTCCTGCTAACGTCTTCTGCCCCCTGGTCTGCCAGCCAAAGTGTCTATCCATAACCCTAACAACTTCTCCATCAAACCCTACTATGTCGTTGATGTGGTGGTCTTTCTCAATCTGTATCCATGCCCGGACTTCATCATCTATTTCCAGAGTCCTGTCCATTCTCCAAAACTCTTTACTGTTGTCTGTTGGTGTCTCTGCAAAGATTATCCAGCGTCCATTGGGGCATAGTGCTGCATAGATACAAGCTGATTCCCGTGCATCATGGGGGTCAACAACCTGGTAGATAGTCGCGTATGGTGGGATTGGGTAGTCGGATGGTTCTACAAAGTGCTCTTCACGGTTTAGTTGCTTGTAGATCGAGCCACTGTAGTACATGTGCTTACCCTTAGCGCGGGCTTCAAACTCTTCAGGGTCCATCTCGTTAACCATACTGTCGATGATATTGGGTGCTAGGTGTCCTCTAACGCCTCGCCTCATACATACGTCCCATATCTCGCATTCAAGGTGAAAAAACCCATCCTCGTTGCGGTGTGCTGCAGCCATTACCTTATCAACGATGTATGGCGCACAATCTAGCGGGGTCATAGGCAATAACATGATGCAACCCATGCGCCTACGGGATAGGCAAGCGGTGTAGATAGATTCTGGAAGAGGCTCATCGCCGACAATCAAACCACACGAGGTAGACTCAAAAACCTTTGGATTCTGGTCAAAAGTCTTGAACATGATCTGGAATTTACCCTTGGGTCCATTCACTATAATTTCAGATACATGGTTCTTGCCGTGTTTTAGTGCATGGAATGTGCCTGGCTTCAACAAGGCCATGAATCCAGGTATAACAGTATCCTTTAGCGCGTCTGCCGTTGAAATATACCAGAATGTGTGTGGGTATGGGAAATGATGAAATATAGGATAGTCAAACCATGCGCTTTGGGGTCCGTAAATCACATTCATGACTAGCATAATAGTCGAATGGGATTTACTGGCACCGTTTGGCCACGTCACAAGTATGGTTGGAGTCTCGTTCTGTTCGGTACATCTAGCGAACGTTTTTATGTATTCCTCGCCAGGACCATTAGGCACATAATACTTAAGCGGGTCCAGAACCTTGAGCATCGCCATCTTCGGGAAAGACACATTGATGTCATCAACTCGGTCTTCAAATGACCATAGCTGTTCGTCTATGGTGGCAAGTGCGGTGCTGTGGGATGGTTCAGGCAATTAAGCGCTTTCTTTTATCGGCAATGATTTAATTCGCTTGCCCCGCTTCAATACATTTCTCCATGGTATCGTCTTCACTCGCCTGATCAATAACTTGGTTAATGCCCTGGTTGGATTCTCGATGTCCCAGATGTCAGACTCAAGGTGCTTGTGTATCTTCTGCGCTGCGCAAGCCTTTTCTTTGTATTTAGGGATGAAGTCGTCACTCTCTTGGTGTAGGTCAATATTTAGTGACGGGCTGGTGTCTGACAGGTTGAGCTTCTTCTTAACCTCGCTGAATAATTTAGATTGAGCTCCCAAGGCCATGAGTGAGTGTAAGTAATTAGAGTTAAGTGTCCGGACATACTTCAATAGGCTCTGGCTTCTTCTATAACTAAATGAGCCTAATATCATCATGACAAGATTAACAGGTAGCGCAATGATTGCACATATTGCAGCGCCAAGCGGACCAATGATTATTGATGATACTATGGCCGCGATACATAGTAATGCGACCATGACACCCCATACCTTTTCTGTCTTACTCATAATCTGCTCCTTTTGTTGTATCCATTGCAAAAAACTAAATGGGGCTATATAAGGGCAAAATGCTATTCGCCCACCGGTGGGGTAATCCATTAATCACATCATCCGTCCCATATACTCAGGGGAAGTCTTGTCAATAGTTTTCTCTGGTCCACGGCTATTGTCCTCTGGGCCTGTGTCAAGCCTAATCGCACGTTGCCGCCTGGCGTTGGCCATCACCATAGAAAGCTCTTCCTCGCCCGCTGCGATGATCTCCCCCCTAACACGTTGATACATAGCGTCTTCACTCTCTATCTGGAATTTCTCAGTGAACATAACCAGGTGCTTGCCTATCAGCTCCAAAGTCTCTTTCTTTCCCAATAGCTTTATCTCGGTGTTATAATAGGTAATCACCGGCTTATCCTTACCTGGAATATTCTCTACCCGCTTGGTGTGCTTAATGCTGGTAATCGCCCTGGCAACATCATCTGGTAATTCATGGATGCTCTTGAGCCTGTCGTCAGTACCAAATAATCGTTTAGGGTTGAAGTATGCGCCGATATTCAGCTCTTCTAGAACACGGTCGATAGATGGCTTTATCTTGGTTGTATCCAGCTCTTCCTTGGCCCTGAACTCGAAATAAGCCCTACCCTTAACAAGACTTAACAATCTTGATGCGGCTACCCATGATGACTCAATTGTTTTGCAATTGGGGAATACTTCTCTGTATGCTCTTGCTGCGTTTAGCTCTGGGTCGAACCTATATCTATCATAGAACCTAATCGATAGCTCGGTGTACTTGTGATCACCTATTTGTATTCTTCTTGACATGGGTGTTCGGTTTACAGCTTTTCAGTGTTGAATTTTAGTTCTAACCTGGTCTTGAGTGTGGCTAGTCGGCGCCTGTGCGTGATTATGCGGGTAATGTATGCTCCTGGTACATCCCGGGCAATGCTATCAACGACTGCCTGTAGTGTGTCTACCTCAGTATCTTCTGCTGCAATCTGTTCGAGTAGCTTTCTCTTTCGGTATGCCTGGAATATCATGATCAGCTCGACAAACTTGTTTTAAAATTACCGCGTCCCTGGGTTGGGGCGTACTCTGGTATTTTATCGGGTGGTCCTATTGGTTGTCCGGGCTTGGCTTTTTCCAGAATCTTCTCGTTCTCGGTTGGCTCTATTGGTTTGTAGCCTCGCA